TTTTAAGTTTTTGTAATAATGGTTCTCGTATGTTTCTTAATTTTGATTCAAAGTTTTTTGCTACTTCATTATTTATAATAGCTCCGCCTCCAAAACCAGTATGACTTTTTCTTAATTGTGCTGAAGTGCTCATTGTATTCCTTTTATTTATTTATTAATTATATTATAACAAAAATAAAGATCTGTGTCAAGAACTATTTAAACTTATGGTTGAAAAGAATCTTCAATTAAATCCTCGAAGTACTTATATACTTCTGCTTTATTTTCTGTAAGGGATAAGATTTCAACTAAAGCAGAGAACATCTCTCTAGAATTAGTTAGGTCAAGAGGCATGGATATGCCTTCTTTGGAGGGTTGCCACTCACCTTCGAAGTCTAAATAATATTTTCTAAAATGTAAATATTCAATACCTCTGAATGAGTTTACTACTAAACGAATCTGTTCGTCTCCAGATTCTTTTTCGTGGATTATACGAGAGTAAAACTCTGGCTCTTGGAATAGGTCTACCATTTATTAAACCTCTCATTTTTTAATATTTTTGAAAGAGGAACGATTGATGTGATATTTGCTGGTCGTAATAAGCGATACGAGTCTGTGTCCCAACACCATAAAAGAACTGTGTCTTTTGTAGGCCTGGCTCTGTTTCGCTTTGTTTGTATATAGGGAGTTGAAAAATCTAAAGTACATACATTGTACTTAAGTTTTCTTGAATTTGTACTTCGATATGTTATGACTGCATCACCGCATTCCGTTACAGTTTTTATAAAGTCTTCTCTTGTCACGTGCGTTCCTTGATTGGTTGTAAGAAACCACGCTAGTAGCTATGTTTGTATCGGGAAATATGCTTAAAATTTTAGATACAAAACGTACCACGGATAGCTCACTACCCGCAGCCGTTTCAGGTGGATTAACCGTTTATTGCGTTAATAACTTTCGCCATATACTGTGCTGCTTTTCCAGATAGTCTTCCGATGATATCATCATCTACTTCCTGTCCTGCATCTGATATTGCAGTCTTCAGCTCATTATGCATTGCCTCTTTACTGACTCTTCCACCACCTGTGGAACCACCAGTTGAACTCCTAGAGGGGTTCTTTTTGACATACACGCTTGCCCTAGTTAAAATCATTCTGACTCCATTTGGGCTCTCACCTAATTCCTCAGCTATATCTTTTACTACCTCCATACTTGTGTCTGGAGTAGGGTCTTGTTTAGTATATAAGTCGATTGCTTGTTGTTTTGATTCGTCTGTCCAAGCCACTCGTCTTCTCCTTTTTGTACCTCGAAAACCGGGGTAAGACCCTGTTGCTTCGAGTTGTTGTTGATAAAATCTGTCTCCCACATTTATATTATAAAACATATAAACATAAAAGTCAAGAATTATTTTCAGTTATGGTAAAATTGCATTAAATTTTAAATCTTCTGCCCTTTCATCTGTCCACTTATCTCCACAATCTACGCAAGTCATTACTGGAACTACAATAGCAATTGGTCTATTATCATTTTCAAACTGAATAATATCAGCTCTCTGATTGATGTTCAGACTCCCGCAATTTGGACAGTTCATTCTTCTCCTGTGTTAATTCATCTATTCTTTTGTACAAACTATAAATAGATCTATTTAAATCTCTAATAGTAGACTCATAAGCATTCTTAGCAACTCCATGTTTATCGTCGCTAGGAACTCTATACATTTTTAGTTTGTCGTCCATTTTTATATTATACTAAATTCTTGACAAAAAGTCAAGAACAATTTTTTGGTAGGTTAAGCCAACCAATCTATTTGATTCTCTAAAAAAGTAAGCTTATCATCTGCTTCTGCAGCCTTATCCATTTCAGAATCTATTGCTGAAATTAAATCTGGATGTTCGCCTATTCCTACAGCATTGGTTAAATATATTTCAATATTAGCCTTCGCTGCAGCAATATCACCTTGATACTTTAATATTAAAGCGTTTCTAATTGTTTCGTTAATTTTCATCTTCTGTCCCTAGTAGGCTTTCTACAAAAGCCTGAATAAAATGTTCACTGTTCATAAAAATAATTATCAATGCTGGTGCCAATACAATTGAAAAACCAAAACATAAAGCATAATAGAATTTTTTATGTACTACTACTATATTATTTGGATCAATCATTTTTGCTACTTTATGAGCTGGATACCAGATCGTAATCATACTAGTTAATGCTCCCGATAACGCAAATACTGCGTAAAAATAAATTATTTCCATATATTTTTTTCCTCATGTCTCGAAACTTACTCCAAATTCTTTTAAATGTTCGAGGCTTCCTAGACTATGGCATAAGGTGTGGGCACCGAAACCAAATTTCTTTTTGCCGATCCACCAACCTAATCTTGAATAACTATCATCATAGTCTACAAGTTCATAGCAATAAACACTATACATCTTGCAACCATACTCCTTTTCATAATCTACAGTGCATAGTCCGGGCATTGAATCTTGATATTCAATTGAATACTCTTGTTCAACTATACAGGGCATATGATACCTTGCATTCCAAACTGTTTCGCCTTTTTCAAAGCTGTTTTTTAAACAAACATCGGGTAGCATTGCTTCTTTATGTTTGTCATCTCCTGTAGGTCGTTGTGGTACTCCAACTCTATCAATTATTCCTTTAACAAAAGCTGTAGACCTGTATATACCTTTAGATATATCTGTAATATTTTCTCCATCAATATATCGTTGTATAACTTCTCGAATTTCATCTTTGAACGCAGGTTTTCCTTTTAATTGTGACTTTCTTAAAGCCACATGGGCTTCCTGCTCTTGAAATTCTTCTATAATACGATTTAATCTGGTCGTATTATAACTAATACTTAGCATTTCACAAGCTGCTTTCTTGGTAATGCCATCTTCTTCAAGTGATTTTATTACTCTACGAATATTAGTATCACTTAAATTTTCGTACTCTCGTTTTCTAACTCCCCTTCTCATTTTTCTTTCTTTTCTTATAAAGTTTCTTTAGTTTCTCACTTAGCTCCCAATACCAATCGGACTGTGCTAGATAAGAACAGCAGTATATCCAAAACAATATAGGAAAAACATACTTAAATATATAAAATGGAATTAAATATATATCTATAATCATATGTCTCCTTCGTCTCTGACTTCACTTCTATAATAATCAAAACCATTTGGATATCGTTTCTCTAGTTTTGTTATATTTTCTTTCATAACTTCTTCTGGAGTGTATCCAAGAGCTAAACAGCCCTGTACCCAATACCATAATACATCTCCAAGTTCTCTTTTAAGATGAAACTTTACATCTTCATCATAGTGTTTACCTTGAAACACTATCTTTTTTATAATTTCTGAAAACTCACCTGATTCTGCTTGCATTCCCATAGAGCAAGTTATTAACTGGCTCCATTCGGCATCTTTATAGGTATTTTGCAAACCAAATAACCTATCTGCCATAACCTCTGTTCTGAGGCTTTCATCTGATGTGGTACTTCTTACAAACTTTCCATAGTCGTCTATGTTAATTGTCATTTTACTCCCTAATGTAATTTATTATTGTTCCTATACCACCGTGCGAGCCATTTATCAGTTTCTTCCTGAGTGTAATACTCTGGGAAGGTAACTGTTAAATCATCTCTTAAGCGAATTTTCATTCTTAGTATATTATAATTGAATTAAACTTGGAAGTCAAGTTTTATTTTGAGGATTGGTTAATTTTATCTAAACCACCCAACGAGGGAATGTCTGACTCCTCTCACAATAGGACTAATCCTGTGCTTATGTGAGGAATCAAACATTGTAATTGATCCTTTTTCGTATGCTTCAGCATTCAGAGTGTACTCTTTGAATTCAAGATCACCTCCTTCATACTCTGATTTATCGGAAAGCTGAAGGGTAAGACTTAGTCTTCTTGGTCCTTCAGGGGGCGAATCTAAGTGCCAGTCATAAAAGTCACCTTCTTCATAAGTAGCTAACTGTAATGGTTCTAACACTAAGTCTTCGTAGTCCCAATATTGTAAACCAATAGTTGAACCTGCAATTTGTATGAACATTGTAAGATCGTGCCAATATTCATTATCTCGCAACCATCGAACTTTAGATTTACGAAATGCTCTATCAGATAAAGCATTTCCAATATATGCTTCCATTGGAATAACAATATCGAGGGCCTCTAATGTAACATCACATAGGTCATTTGGTAATATTTTATGTGATGAATATATCACTTTTACATCATTGAAAGACAATGGAAATGACAAAGTATTTGAAATAGAATAAAACCTCCTATTATAATACCTATCCATTTTCCTATTGTTTTAAGTTTTAATGTTTTCATTTACTTGCCTCTTTAGTTTTATCTTTACCAGATCCAGCATATAAGCCAAACCAAGCTGCTCCTGCTCCTACAACTATGGAAATTAATCCCGATTGTTCAAAACTTGGGGTTTCCAATGCCATAAACCACATTGTACAGTAATAGAGTAAAAAGATATACACACTTATAAATATTCTAGGGAATATTCTCCAAGAGTCTACCATATTAGATAACCATATCCATCTTTGCCATGGATTATCTGGCTCTCTTTCATTCTCCATTTTCATTATTTTGGTTTTTAACTCACCAATTTCTGTTACCATTTCCATGAATTTACTGAGATCAATCTCGACCTCATTTCGGCTCATGTCACCTTGAAATTGCTCTCTCTGATCTGCCATTTATTTACTCCGCCTTATAGCAAGTCCACGCTCCATAAGCTAGACCTGCCCAAGCTATAAGTTTAGCTAATCCTCCAGTGAAAATAACCAGTAGACAAACTGCGCAAATAACTGCTCCATCCCATGAAGTTCTTTCTGAGACTCTGGCTTTAGCCCAGTCTACCCATTTTTTAAATTGCTCCATTTCTTCTCCTTTCTAGTTCCAAAAGTGATTAACTTCCGCAACTCCGTGATTTCTTTTTCCAGTCGAGAAATCTCACTTACATTTTTACTAAGTGTAAGTTGTTCATTTAGCCGTTTTATAACTAACTTAAGATTTTTCCGTGTAGTTGTCACTAGCATCCATATCACTTAACCACTTATAGTCAGGATTATCCCGATCTATAGGTGTAATATCTGTACTATATAGTTTAACGACTTTATATTTCCAGTCACCTTCATCTAATGCTGAAGGCACCCAGTCTTTAACTGATTTATTACTAACATCAGCTTTGATAATAATTTCTATTTTATAGTCTTGTGTCTTCATGTTTTAATCTTAGTTTTATACACCCTAGGTACACTAATACCTGACTGTTGATTTACTTTACTCTTCTTTTTTGTCATCTTGTAATTGATCGGTTTCTTGGTCTACTTTATCTGCGGCTGCTTTGATTGTACCCGCTGTTGTATCTGCAATAAATGCTGTTGTATCTGCAACATCCTCTGCAACAGCTGAAACAACTTTAGAAACAGTTCCTACAGTCATATCTAATACTCCTGTAGCGACAGATTTAGTACTGTCTATAACTGCCCCTATTGTGCCGCAACTTGTTAAAAGTAAAGCTAAGATACCTATTATTAAGTACTTCATTCCTTTCTCCTTTTATTTTCTTTGTCAGTTTTTTCTCTAGGGAATATCCCTATCGATGGTCTTTTATTCCCCTCTTCATTTGCTGCTTTCACAGCTGAAGGTGGCATTGTGACTTTACGATAATAAACAACCACTTCTTTAAGTTCGGTTATGTATCGTTTAAGTTCTTGCATATTATATGCCATGATTTCATAATCTGGTACTGACATTGCCAGAAATACTATCTCTCCATGTTCTTCTTTAATATCAATTAGGAACTCATCTATATTGGCTTCTGTAACAGCATACCACATAGGCTCTTTTAAGTCTATTTCACGAGGCATAATAGGTTGAACGATAGTTCGTTCAATCGGTTTAGCCATTATTTCTATTTGTTTTGTTTTACCGCCCAGTAGGCTGCAACTGGAGACCATCATCGAGATTGTCAACAGTACTACTAAGCTTTTCAATGTCTTCGAATATATGTTTAGTTCCATTATTTATTTTCCTTTGCATTTCGACTGGATCTTCTAAAATTTTTGCAGTAAGTTTATAGTCTTTAATGAATTGAGTATATCTATTTAACTCTCTTTCTGCTTTTTGACTTTTTATTGTTAATTCCTTTAGCTGAGTAGTTTGAAGTTCAAAATCGTTTCGTATAGTTTCCATAGCTACTTTTTGAGTTTCTACTGCTCCTTCTAGAGCTGCGTTATTAGCTTTTAGTGTCACATTTTCACTATATAACCAATAGCTACCTAGACCTAATACTATAATTATTCCTATAAATACTTGATTCATAGTTGTTCTATCCTATAATTTAACCCTTCGGCTCCTGTAATTTCTACTATATCTCCTTCATGAGTTTTAAACTTTAAATACTTTGGTTTCTTACTATAGAATTTTTTAACTATAAATTCCCTATCATCATTATCTCCCCATGTTAGATTATAACTTACCACCAAATTATATCTAGGAAAGAAAAAGGCAACTATATCTACCCATATTTTCTTTAATTTTTTTATCATTTTTCATCTACCAAGTATATCCTAGATTAAAGGATAATATATTATCACTACGTGGATCTTCTGTATAAATGTTTTTAAGTCCTATTTTTATTTTATCTGTTAATAAGTAATTAAATTCTGTTTCATTTCTAAGTAACGGAGTATCTGCAGCTTCATATAAAAATTTATTTGAGAAGCTTAATTTAGGAGCTACTTTATAAAAGAACCATAAACTATTTCTAAAAATAAGTTCATTTCCTATATCTGTATTTAGTACTCCTAGAGCAAATTCATTACTCATTTTCATCTTTTCGTTTCTTAAAATTTTATATCCCCAACCTATATTACCTTGTAATCTAGAATTAATTGATCTGAATTCATTATAATCATACCTAGCTATAGCAAATGCATAATGTTTTGGTTTAAATTTTAATCTTTGTTTAAATTCAATTAAGCCTTTATTCGTACTTGTAATATTATTTTTATCTTGGTAACGATAATCAAACTCAATGTCTCTTTCAAATTTTGTAGTTTTCCAAGAGTAATCTAAACTTGTTATAATATATAAATTACCATCATCATATTTACCAGCTAAGTCAGCTTGACCTGTACCATAGACTATAGGTGAAAATAATAATATTATCCATATTCCTTTTTTTATCATGATTTGGACTCATCTGCTACCTGTTTTTCCCAAACTGTACCTTCCCTCCAATTATTAGAGGGATTCTTTTTCTCTTCTCTTTTTTTATTTATATGAGTCTGAGTAGCTTTAGCTTTATGTCCTTTTCTTACTAGCTTGAGAAAAATTCTGTCATATTCTTTTCCAAATCTAAAATAATTATAGGGTCTATGTGTTATACTTTTACCCATAGTTCTGCCTCTGCTTTCCTTCTTTTTGTTAATCCATTTAATACTTTGCCTGCCGCTTTGTTCCATCTTTTCATTTCAAATGGAACAGAATTCTTATCCCCTGAATTTAATTTTTTCAGAAGTGTACTACTTCGTAGATTACCCACTCCTAAATTGTATGTCCAAGAAGTTAAAGCATCTAGTTCATTCTGTTCTAGATCAATTTTAACTGTGTTTAACACTTGTTTTGCAAATTCGTCAAGCTCTTCTAATAAATCTCTTTCTGCTTGAGGTTCAGTTAATATGTCTCCTTCTTGTACTTTTTTGGTTCTCCCATAACCAATAGTCCAGACTCCTGCTGGACATAAATAGGCTCTGTCTTCAAAACCCTCATAAAACTTTACTAAGTCTATGCATTCTTGACTTACTCTTCCTAGCGCTTTCATTTAAATCCTACTGAAACTCCACAACCACATGCACTTTCCTCATTTGGATTGTGTATTTCAAAACCTGTTTCTACGTCTGTTTCTTTCCAATCAATAATACTACCCCCTAGAAATCCTATACTCTGATCATCAACAACCATGCTATTGTCAATCACATAATCATTATCTAGGGGCGCTTCTGCTAAGTCCCAATTATATTGATAGCCATTACAGCCGCCACCAGATAATGAGAGGCGTAGGAAGTCTCCCCTAAGCCTCTCTGTGATTTTATCCTTTGCTTTTTCAGTTATTGTTATTGTTTGATTTCTCATTCTAACCTTAA